GAAACCCCTTGCGGGCCTTGATTGCCTTGGAAACCTTGATAACCACTAAACCCTGAAGTACCTACAGCCCCTTGTGCGCCAGCCGCGCCTTGGTTACCTTGCGCGCCAGCTGCTCCTTGGTTACCTTGATAACCGCTAAACCCTGAGGTACCTACGGCCCCTTGAGCGCCAGCGGCGCCCTGGTTGCCTTGGTTGCCTTGGTTGCCTTGAAAGCCTCTATAGCCAGATATACCAGAGTAACCACTAAAGCCAGAAGTGCCAGACGCGCCTTGCGCACCAGCAGCTCCTTGATTACCTTGAGCACCAGCAGCGCCTTGTGCACCATTGCTACCGGCCGCTCCTTGTGCGCCATTGCTACCAGCTGCGCCTTGATTGCCCTGATTACCTTGGTTACCTTGGAATCCTTGATAGCCGGATATACCAGAGTAACCACTAAAGCCAGAGGTACCGACAGCGCCTTGATTACCTTGGTTGCCTTGGTTGCCTGGATTACCCTGTACTCCAGCAGTACCTTGATTGCCTTGAAAGCCTTGATAACCGCTATAACCAGAGTAGCCACTGAAACCAGAAACACCTTGTACACCTTGTATACCTTGTACCCCTTGTACACCTTGGAATCCTTGATAACCAGAAACACCTTGTACTCCTTGTATACCCTGTACTCCTTGTACACCTTGATTACCTTGATTACCTTGGTTGCCTTGGTTGTAAAACCAGATATACCGCTGTAGCCAGACCAGCCAGATATACCACTATAACCAGAGTACCCGCTAAAGCCAGAAGTACCTTGCACGCCTTGTACGCCTTGTACGCCTTGTACGCCTTGATAGCCTTGATAACCACTTATGCCACTAAAGCCAGAAGTACCTTGAACACCTTGAATACCTTGAATACCTTGCACTCCTTGTACGCCCTGGAAGCCTTGATAGCCTGATATGCCGCTGTATCCGGAGACCCCTTGTACACCTGCTGCGCCTTGATTGCCTTGGGTGCCTTGATAGCCTGATATACCGGAATACCCACTATAACCAGACCAACCTGATATACCACTAAAGCCTGATATACCACTAAAGCCTGATATACCACTAAAGCCAGACCAACCAGAGTAGCCTGAGTAGCCGCTAAAACCACTATAGCCACTGTAACCAGATGTACCGGAGACTCCTTGTACTCCTTGTACACCTTGGAATCCTTGATAACCGGAGTAACCGCTTATACCAGAATAGCCTGAAACTCCTTGCACCCCTTGAAAGCCTTGGTAACCAGATATACCGGAGTNNNNATACCGGAGTAACCACTTATACCGGAATAACCAGATGAGCCTTGTATGCCCTGTACGCCTTGTACGCCTTGTACGCCTTGGAAACCTTGATAACCGGAATAGCCTGAAATACCAGAATACCCTGACCAACCTGAAATACCGGAATAGCCGCTATAGCCAGATATACCTGAATATCCAGAAACACCACTATAACCAGATGCTCCGGAGTAGCCGGATACGCCTATTGCACCGCGGTATATACCAGTAGAAATATTACTATAATGTTCCGTACCTTCATAGTATACTCTTACAGTTCTAGATTGACCAGGTGCGGAGCATTCTGCAGATACTTTTACTACTAATCTATCAGTAATATCTAACTCTTTAGCTGTAGATATAGTAAAGTTAGTAATTAAATTACCCGGGTTATTAATATCGGTGTTAGTTAAGAAATCACTTACAGCGGAGAAAAGAGGGGTTTCAGTACCACCAGTACTGCGTTTATAAACGGTAAATTGTAATCTTACATCTCCAGCATTGTTTACATAATACCATGTATTGAACTGCCAAGTGCCTACCGGTATTTGAATTGCTCCAGGTTCTCCTATTGGAGTTAGTTGATCAATAAAGTTTACAGCTGAATTCGTAAACGTTACTGTGAAAAACGTTTCAGCGTCAAAATCTGGGGCAATGTCTAATACTTCATACCCTACTATATCAGATGCACTATTAGTATAGTAGTAAGTTACACCTACCGCAGGGGCCCCGCTCAACCCTGAATAACCAGAAACCCCGGAACCGCTGTAGCCGCTATAGCCACTGTAGCCACTGTAGCCAGATATACCAGAATAACCACTTATACCGCTGAATCCTTGATAACCGCTTATACCGCTAAATCCTTGATAACCGCTTATACCAGAATAGCCTGAGTAACCTGATATACCACTATACCCCGAAACTCCAGAATAACCTGAGTAACCTGATATACCACTATGGCCACTATAACCAGAAATGCCTGAGTATCCAGAATAACCTGATATACCGCTATAACCAGAATACCCAGAGTAACCACTGTCTCCACTATAACCAGAAATGCCTGAGTATCCAGAATATCCTGAAAACCCACTTATACCGCTATAACCACTATAACCTGAAAAACCGCTATAACCAGAATAACCGGAATAACCTGAGGTGCCTGAGTACCCGCTTATACCGCTATAACCGCTATAACCACTATTTCCACTATAACCAGAATACCCAGATATACCGCTATAACCACTAAAACCTTGGTAACCGCTAAAGCCTTGGTAACCGCTTATACCACTATAACCACTTATACCAGAATACCCACTCAAGCCTGAATAACCACTATAACCAGAATAACCGCTTATACCGCTAAAACCTTGATAGCCACTTATACCGCTATAACCGGAATAACCGGACATACCAGAATAGCCAGAAATACCAGAGTAACCACTTATACCACTATAACCAGAAATACCTGAATAACCGCTGTAACCGCTTATACCGCTATAACCAGAATAGCCTGACCAGCCACTATAACCAGAGTCTCCAGAATAGCCAGAAATACCAGAATACCCTGACCAACCTGAAATACCGGAATAGCCGCTATAACCTGATATACCGGAATAACCGGAATCTCCGCTGTAACCGGAGTAACCACTATAACCAGATATACCGCTAAAGCCGCTATAACCAGAGTAACCGGAAATACCACTATAACCAGAATACCCGCTATAACCAGAGTACCCGCTATCGCCACTATAACCTGAAAAGCCGCTATAACCTGATACACCAGAATACCCGCTTACACCAGAGTATCCACTATAACCGGAATAGCCACTATAACCAGAATACCCGGAGTAACCACTATCACCGCTGTAACCGGAGTAACCACTAAAGCCTTGATACCCGCTGAAACCTTGGTAGCCACTTATACCAGAGTATCCACTATAACCGGAGTAGCCACTATAACCAGAATACCCGGAGTAACCACTATCACCGCTGTAACCGGATATACCAGAATAACCACTATAACCTGATATACCGCTAAAGCCGCTGAATCCTGAATAACCGGAGTAACCGCTAAAGCCTTGATAACCGCTTATTCCGGAATAACCGGAATAACCTGAGTAACCTGAGTAGCCACTATAACCGGAATACCCGGAGTAACCGCTATCGCCACTATAACCAGAATACCCAGAGTAGCCAGAGTAGCCAGAGTAGCCAGAATCCCCGCTGTAACCAGAATAACCACTATAACCACTATAACCAGAATACCCAGAGTAACCACTGTCTCCACTATAACCAGAATACCCAGAGTAACCACTGTCTCCACTATAACCAGAATACCCAGAGTACCCAGAGTAGCCAGAATAACCTGAGTAACCACTATAGCCAGATATACCTGAGTAACCAGAATCTCCCGAATAACCGCTAAATCCTACGTAACCAGAAATACCAGAGTAGCCAGAATAACCCGAGTAACCACTATAGCCAGATATACCTGAATAACCTGAATACCCAGAATCTCCACTATAACCTGATATACCTGAATAGCCAGAGTAACCGGAGTACCCACTGTAACCAGAATAGCCAGAATAACCAGAGTAGCCACTATAACCTGATATACCACTATAGCCAGATATACCTGAATAACCAGAATCTCCCGAATAACCGCTTATACCAGAATAACCGCTTATACCAGAATAACCACTATAACCAGAATAACCACTATACCCTGAGTAGCCGGAGTAACCGGAGTAACCACTTATACCGGAGTAACCACTATAGCCACTATAACCAGAGTAACCTGAATAACCGGAATACCCGCTGTAACCGGAGTAACCAGAATAACCAGAATCCCCGCTGTAACCAGATATACCGCTAAAGCCGCTATAACCAGAGTAACCACTATAGCCACTATAACCAGAGTAACCTGAATAGCCTGAATACCCACTGTAACCGGAGTAACCAGAATAACCAGAATAACCACTATAACCAGAAAACCCTGCAGGTACAAACGATACTGCTATTGAGTCTCCGCTTAATATTGTACCATATACATTAAGAGGTTGTACGGTAATTAAATCGTAGGTTGATTGAGCAGAAGTAGCTGTTACATTAAATGAAGCATAGGACTGAGTATCAGTTAATTTAGAAATTTTTAAATAACCTAAAATAGGGTTGTTACTATCGTCCCAAGAATCAAGCCACGCAAAAATATTATTACCGGCTCCATCTATATGGCTTATAAACATTTTCGAAGCCGCGGTAAGGGTAGCATTAAATGTTATATAACCAAACCCCGGATCTCCTTCACTGGTATTACTTGAGTATTGATAAAGAGCAACTGCTCCGCCGTACTCGCCGCTATAACCAGAATACCCGCTATAGCCAGAATAACCAGAATACCCGCTATAGCCAGAATAACCTGAATAACCGCTTATACCAGAATAACCACTATAACCAGAGTAACCAGAATAACCGGAATAACCGCTATAACCAGAGTAACCACTGTAACCGGAGTAACCAGAATCTCCACTATAACCGGAGTAACCAGAATAACCGGAATAACCTGAGTAACCTGAGTAGCCACTATACCCAGAATACCCGGAGTAACCACTGTAGCCAGAATAACCGGAGTAACCAGAATAGCCTGAATACCCGCTATCCCCGGAGTAACCTGAATAGCCTGAGTAGCCACTATAGCCAGAATACCCGGAGTACCCCGAGTAACCACTATAACCGGAAGAGCCTACAAAAGCAGCACCACTATAACCAGAATAACCAGAAGCACCATCTTGACCGATTACACCTGGCGTACCTTGTACGCCTTGATAGCCTTGAGGGCCAAAATAACCGCCAGCAGAAAGCGCTGAAAGCGTTACCGAGTAAGAGGTGTATGTGCCGTCTAAATTATTTCTTTCTAAAAAAAGTATGTCTGTACCTGATAATGGCGCACCTGGTACCGATGGTAGCTCGTGTGGGAATATAAGGGTAGGCGTATCAGCGGACATTATATTATATTTAGCAAGTGAACGATGTTAATGTAAGACCGCTCAGGGCAGGATTTCCTGAAAGCAGTGCAGTAAGTAGTAGTAAGTTTTGCTCTGTGAGGTTTGCAGCAGAAATTGAAACGGAACCGGAATAATTGCTCGGGCTTTGCGCGACAACATAAACATTAGTTGCAGATGCACCTACCGCTCCAGTAGCTGACCCTGCAGCATTAGTAACGCCTATATAGTTTACAAGTATATTGGTGTCTTCGTAATCGCCATATACGTTGGTATTAGATTGCGGGTTTTCTGCGTAATCAAAAATATTTGCCGAATCTTTATCAACAAATTGGGTGTATTCTTTAGTTTCAAGAATCTTAGGTAAGTTGTTGAGCAGGCCGTCAGCTTTATTATCATAAACCTGGTCCATTTTAGCCTCGCGAGGCGCGGCAGGCTCGTAAGTGTAGTCGTAACGTTTAGCTTGTATCATCCATACGTAGTGACCTAATAATTGATTATTAGCACCGCCTTTTTGATCAACACGTTCTGTAATTTCGTATATTTGTCCGCTACGCCCGTTTGGTCTCGTTGTACCGTATTCAGACATTTCAATTAAGTCTCCTGCTTTAGGCTCATATGTATATATAGTTGCTATACCACTTAAAGACGAGCTAGTAAGAGTTGTAGTGAACGTGTCTATTGCAATAATTGCAGTTAGATCTGCAGTACCTTGCAAACCAAATTTGCTTAATATAATACTATCATTATTTAATATGATAGCAAAAACCATAGGGACCGGGGTTGCAAAACCGGCAAGTGGTTGCTCCCCGTAAAAATAATCGTGCGCAGAAAGAGAGTACTTGTTAATATAGTAGTTAATCTTTTGGCCGTACTGACTAATTTGTTCTTTCCACCAGTTATTAAATATAAACCGTTCATAGTACGTATTGTTTACATCTAAATAGCGTAAGCCCCCGGAAAGACATTCAGTATTTCCGTTTACAGCGGGGACAGTATATGAACCGGTGTCAACACAATAACTAGCTATAGACATTAAAAATATTTACAGAGAATGCTAGTTTTATACTAGGGCTTACTAAATATAATTATTACAATGGCTAAAATAAAAAATCTTAGTGATCTTAGTGAGCTATACTCAAGCAAAGTACAATCCGTAAAAGTTACCGAACCTAAGGTTAGAGAGTACAATGAGGTTCTTTTAACTGATGCAACTAACTACTTACCAAAAGGGACCGCCCCTAAAGTAGGAGAAGGATTCGGTAAAGAAAAAGAAGAGCTTGCTAAAGACACTGGACCAAAAGCTGCTGATAATTTTAATAAGGTTGATGAAAAGCAAGATCCAGGAAGCTCAAAGAAAGTCATGAAGAAGACTGAAGATCATACTTCTGAGGAAGGGGAAAAAGAAGAAAAACACGACAATTCCCATCAAAAAGAAGCAGCTAAACAAACACAGCCAAAAGAAAAAATACAGGAAGAAGTAGAAACTACTCCAAAATCTACTAAATATAATAAACCATCATTTACTATGTCAAAATCAAAATTCGATAAACTATACGAAGACGCTATCAACGGCGTGCCTTTTGTAAAAGAAGATGAAGCTACACCAATTACTCCTGCCGGTGATATGGGCGGTGACGTAGGCGGTGACGAAGTAGCACCTGATGCTGCCGGTACTGAAGGCGGCGAAGAAATCACTCATACCGAAATTATTGATATGCTGGAAAAAGTACTTTCAGCACTCAAAAAGCATGCAGAGCAAAAGCCAGATATGGGCATGAGTACCGGCGGGGAAGAAGAGCCAGTAATGGAAGATGATGAAGAAGACGACACCATGGATGAAGCAGTTGATGCTGAAGACCTCGGTCATGCCGGTGTTGGTCACGGTGCTAAGTCCGAACAACTTAAGGACGGCCATAAGATTCATAAGGTAGGCGCTCTTAAGCCAGTAGGTGCTGCTCATGAACAAGGCGGGCCAAAAGGCGGCGACGGTACCGTACAGAAGGCCAAGGACTTCGACAAGGGCTATCAAAAGCCAACTGGTAACAACCAAGTAGGCAATCTTAAGGTAAATAAAGGCACTGATAACGCCTTCGAATAAGATATTTTGACATAGAACTTCAAAGCCCGTCTTAAAGACGGGCTTTTTTATTGTCAAAATTTAAGAAAACCTGAACTAGGTAGCATTCTAGTAGCAGGCGAAAAGTTAGGCTGCTTCCACCCTAAAGAATTCAGCTCCTCAAGCTCAGGATTATCTCCTTCTAAACCAGGTATAAAAACGGGATTATTTGGTACAGTTATCTCTCTATCTTTTTCTGTTTTAAATTTATTTAAAACTTCTGACGGCTTAGGCATACTAACTATAAATGGATCCCAATTATTTGGTACTACTTTAAGAGGTTTTCCGTTACCGTCTTTTTCTGTTACTTCATAAAACTGCTCTACTACCTTAGTATCTAATATAAAAATAGCCCATATTAGAGCTTCTACTCTATCATCAAGATATTTGTCAGATTGTTTTTTCCAAACCCCGTTGTCTTGTCTAATATATGTTTTAAACTCTTCTAAAGTATTTTTATCATTTATTTTAACACATCTTAGTACATTCATCCAATATCTGAAGTTAGACATTGAGTTAAATTTACTATTAGTATGAGAATATATACCCATGCGGTTATCTTTTTCTGCTTTTTCAGTATATGACCCCATACTTGGTGTATATTTAACTATGTTAAGATATTGATGGGTATGCATTAAGGCGTCAATAACTTGGGCGCCGCAATTATTGCGTTCTACTAAAAGAGGAGGGTTGCCCCATTGAGCAGCAATTTCTATTAATTTAGCGGTAAAGTTAAATGGGTCTAATTTATTATAAGCATAAACTGCCACCTGTTCTATATTGATCAAATCAGTTACGTCTAGTACTTGTACAACTGAATTAGCTCTTCCTATTCCTTCCCCTACGTCTACCCCTATAGAATAATAATGACCATCAATTCTATCCTTATATACTTTTAGTACCCCGTCATCATCTACATATATAGGGTCGGGGGCTGTTTTTTCTAGTTCATCAATTTGATCTTTATCAAATAAATTTTCTCCAACTGCTCTAAATTCGTTACCGTATTCTTGGTTAAATGCTTCTACTGAACCAAGAGCTCTTACAGTCATATCTTTCCATTTATCATCTCTACCAGGTACTTCCCACCAATCAACTCTTTCATGATGCCATCCGTTTTTGTCTAAGGTAGCGTCATTATATGTATTAAAGAATAAATTCCCTACTCCGTTTGGAGTAGACAGCATAAAAATCTTAGACTTTTTAGATGAAGAAATAACTGGGAATACTGATTCCCAGAAGTCGTCCATAAATTCAGAAGGTATAAATGCAGCCTCATCAATTAAGAGACAATTAATAGATTCACCACGAGCTGCATCTGAAGTAGTAGTACTAATACCTATAGAACTACCGTTAGCTAGTTCCATACCCTCTTTAGCGTAGTTTACTACACCAGGCTTTAAAAAGTTTGGTAACATTTCATACGCTAAGCGAATACGTTTAAAGATGTTTTTAGCTGTACCTTCCTTATTAGCTATAAGTAACACTCTGTAATCATCATTGAAGCAGACCATCCATAATGCAAATATAGTAAGAATAGTAGTTTTACCTATTTGCCGGGAAGCTAATACTACATTAAATCTGTTTTCAACTAAAGCTTTTAATATACGCTTTTGGTATGGGTAAAGCTTAATAGGTTGCTTACCTTCGTCAAGATTAACAATATAGAAAAAACGAGAGAAGTGTAATATGGATTTTCTAGCTCTTTCTAGATCTTCAACCATTTCCTGCGTCCACTCGAATTGAGTTTCTGGAGCAGGTAAATTTTTATTACCAAGATAAAAATTTTGGTCTTTTCCGATGCTTTTAGGCATGAATAGTTTTTATACTTCTATACCAAATACCTTTTCAAAGGCTTTAGGGGCTTCTCTATAGCTCTTTTGGGTTTCGTCGTTAACGTCTTTAGTGTATTGCCAGTTAAAACAAAGACCATCTACTACTTTAAACCCGTAAAAATTTAATACTTGTTTTTGAGTTTTAATTACATTTTCTCCGTTCCAATTTTGTCCAAGACCAATGATACCGACTTCTTTATCTGCTATTATATTATCTTCTTCTAAAGTGGTATGTCTATTTTCTAGCCAGTTCAAACGTTCTATTAATTTCTGATATATACTATTGGCTTGACCCCAGCGCACACTTATAAAAAATATTATACAATCTGACTCTAATAAAGGCTTAGATACCTTCCACAGTTCATCATCTTTATTATTAATAGAAGCCCAGCATCTATGATTACCAGAAGGGTTTTTTTCTTTATCTTTTAAAACAGAGTCTTTCACCCCGCAATTATTGCCTTCAACCCTACTCACATTGCCCTCGCAACAATGTATAGTGAGTTTACTGACATCTATAAGCTCTACGTTACTACCTACTTTTTCTTTTATATATTCCGCAAGTAGAGTACTTTTAGGGGTTTCTTTATCCCCTTCCCAGCGATTAGATGTAGTTAATAACAAAACCTTATCCTTGTTTTTAAGATATTCTATTATCTTGTTAACTTTCTCCTGATACACACTCGGATTATTAGTATTAACAATATCTTCGAAGAGTTTTAAATAGTGGCTCACGTAGTAAATATTTACGTAATATGTCCCTATCTGCAAACAGTATTACTCACGCATATCATGAAATATTAAATCCTGTACTCTGGAAAGACGGTAAACTCGACCCGGAAATAAAAGACAAGCTTTTAACTATTGCTGCAGCATTTTTAGATTTTATTGAAATAGAAGTAGATGTACACGATATAACTTTAACCGGGTCATTAGCTAATTTTAATTATACTAAGCATAGTGACTTTGATTTGCATATTCTTACAGACTTTACCGATTATAACGCATCTTCGGATTTATTAAAAGACTATTTTAATGCTAAAAAAACAATTTGGAATATAACTCGTAATATATCTGTAAAGGGGTATGAAGTAGAAGTATACATACAAGGCATTTATGATCCGCACCACTCTACTGGAGTCTATTCCTTAAAAACAGATAAATGGTTAGTTAAACCTAAAAGAGTTGAAAGCGCTTCTCAAGTAGATGTTGCGCAAGTACTGAAGAAAAAACAAACTCTACTGCAAATGATTAATTTTGCTTTAGGGCCTGAATGCGATGTAGAATGCGCCGAAAAAGCAAAAGAAAAAATATTAAACGTACGTAAAGTAGGTTTAGAAAAAGAAGGGGAATTTTCTCCTGAAAATTTAGCATATAAAGAACTGCGCCGCTCTGGAGACATAGAACGTCTTATAAAAGGTGTGCTTGCTAAAAAAGATGCTCTTTTGTCTTTAAAACAGGAAAATTTTAAAACATATATGTCTGTAGGCGGTCTAGAAAAACGCGGACCACGACACCAAGGCCTAACTGCTGGGGTAAATAGAGCGACAAGCCCTAATGTTAAAACTGTGGGTATGGTAGCGCGGAGCCATACCAATGTAGAGACTCCTTTTCCTAAAATAGAAAGACTTAAAGCAAAGAAAAACGGTATTGAGACTTTGACTCCACAGGAAGCTCAGAGTATTGCAACGTTTTATGAGCTTGATTTAGAAAAAGTAAAAACCGAGCCGCGTGGGTTGAGCACTAGTGGTATTAAAATAGGGTTTAATACTGTTAGCGGTGTATATGTATTAACAAAATAATGAGTACTATACAACAATCTATTCTTAATAAAAATAGAAAAGATAAATTTCTATTAGTTTTAAATTTACCTGACCCGCTCAAAAAAATAAATATAGTAAGCCCTAGCAGTAGAGAATCTGATAAAGTTTATTTAGACTCTTTACAGTATTCAGTATACGGCACAATAGTACCGGCAGCTACTATACTTGCTGCTAATTTACCTTATTCGGGTCAGTCTCTAAACGTAGCAACCGGTAAGAGACAGAACTACCAAGAAGTAACAGTTAATTTTACTGTGGATAATAGATTTAATAACTGGTGGGTATTGTGGAAGTGGTTAGATTTTATTAATAATGCTAAAACCAGTACTTTTGATAACAACGATTTAGTTGCTCAAACAAAATATCAGACTAGTAACGGCGAGACTTTTATTGCTAATAGCGCCGGGTCGTTACAGTCTTATCAAACTAATATAACTGTATACGGATTAGATGAGTACAATGAAAAGAAAATCCAGTGGAATTTTTATAAGTCGTTTATTACTAGCTTAAACGGTATAACTTATAATTATAGAGACCCAGAATTAATAGAATCATCATTTACATTTTCATTTAGTCAACTTACAGCAGAATTACTTTAGACAACTAAAGCGTTTCATTCCGAAAAAGCCTAAATAATAGTATAATACTACTATGGCTAATAGACGTTCTATAAATTCACCAGGCGTAGAAATCCGCGAGATCGATCTCAGCACAAGAGCTACAGCCCCTAACGGAACAAGCGTATTCGTTACAGGGTTCGCATCTCAGGGTCCTACTTCAGAAATAATCAATGTATCAACTATTGCAGAGTTTGAAAACATTTACGGTACCCCGACGAACGCCGCGGAGCGCTACTTCTACTACACAGTAAGACAGGCTTTTACAGCCGGTACCAACGCAGTAGTAAACGTAGCACGTCTTCCTTACGGAGATGGTACTGGGGACGGGTTTTCAAGCAAATATAGCGCTTTAGTATACCCAGTTATTGCAACAACTTCCGCTTCTATCCCTGCAACAGGTTCTGCAATAGCTCTTTCAGCAGCAAATTATTATTATTTTGCAGCTCCAACATTAATAGAGCTTTCTGAAACTGATTATAACTCTATAAAGCAAGGCAACGTTTCGTGGTCAGGAGTCGGTACTGCTTAAGCTTCTGCTG